GTGTATTCTTCTCCTTTGAAACAGTACTCTTCCTGGTCTTAGTTCGACAGTCTTTTCTTCCCAATTAGTAAGAACACCTTGATTACGTAGCTCAACTTGTAGTTCAGCAAAGGTCTTAGGTGCATTTTCAATATTGTATACGTTTCTGACTCCGTTCTCAAATGTTGTAACCTGCATGATTATACTTGTTATAAATTTATTAATAAAAAGAATGATTGATTTTGTAATCTTTGATCAGAGATACATATTCTACTCATCATTTTAGCTTTAACTGTTATTACAATATTTAATAGATTATTTTTATCTATTACAAAAGTATGGTTTATAGCTTATTCAATGTTAACTAACCTAGTCTTGTGGATAGGTGTTTTAAACATATTAGACATATTTTCTTTTGGTAAAAAATATATGATTTGGTAGGATATCTTTTTGAAGAAGATTACTATAGAGCTGTCTTGAAAGTGAGGTTGTAGAAACCTGTGTCAAGATTCATATATTATCACTAGTATTTTCATATAAAAACTGCTTAGTGTATTCTTCTCCTTTGAAACAGTACATCTCCGAAACATCTTTAATGTGAGACTGAGAAGAAACAATACTCGTTATTACTTTGTCTTGAAATATATGATTTAAATATTCTACTAAATTCATGGCTCCAATTACGCCTGCATCATCGTTGTCAAATAAAACGATAACTCTTCTATAGTTCTGAAATACTGAGAAAAGTATTCTATTGTCGGGTAAGATACCTTCGCTTTGAAACCAGACGCACTCATAACCTAAGTTCCGTATCACTCTACAGTCTTTATATGATTTAGTTATTATCACAGTATTAGAGATATGTGATAGATTGTTCATAGAACCAATACTGTTTTTGGACACGTTCGATAGCCATTTGCTTTTTCCTGTTTCATGTGGTCGGTAAATTTTAAACCTTTCAGAGGTAACTGTTATGCAGTAAGAGTCAGACATATAGTTTATTCGCTTCCATGATGACTTACTGTAGAGATTAACAGCTTTGACGGGAAATACACAATCTTCTGTTAAGTTACGTATGCTGATGCCATATCGCTTCCAATAAAGCTTGTCTGAGACACTAAAATCTCTCTTTATTGGTATTATTATAGTTTTAGATGAGCTTTTTGTAGAAGTTTCCGTTTTTGTTTTCTTTGGTATATGTTCTATATCAGACATTACAAAGTCTATTGCATCAGTAAGCCTCATGTTATATTTTGACATGATGGCTTGAATACAATCTTTATTAACAATATTAGAAGCCCAGTCAACAAAGTATAACACATCTTTGTGCCATTCAAAATAACAACCAGGGTTTGTATCATTCTTTCTAAATGGTGAAATATATGTTCTATCTAAACTAGGTAGTTCACCAAACACTTTTGCAAATGTCTGTTCTTGATTTACTTTGTGAAGGGCTTCTTTTACTGTTATCACTTTTGTATTGTTTGAAGAATTATTTACCAGTCATCACTTGCGCCACCTTCTGAAGTTTCTATGGTAGTACCATCACCATCACCATGAAGAGTTACATCTTCGTCTTCAGCAAACTGCTGTGTTGCACACTTTTGCTCAAAGTACTTAGCAGTTCTTTTGAATGGATGAATATTGTTTTCATCATCAATATATTTAAGACCAGAAGCATCTTTTAGTTCTTTCCATACACCTACAGGTTTGACGGCAGGAATTAAGAACTTACCAGAATTAGGATTTTTTGGTAGTTCAAGAAAAGTCATCTTACCTCTAAGAGTAGGTTGGTACTGAAGAAAGACATCGACAGGTTTTGTCGCAAAGTTTTTAGGAAGCATTCCCATAAGAATTTTGCAGTACTCTTTGAATGTAGGGATGGGTACAGACAACTTTTCTTTCAGCGTTTCTTCAGTAACACCCAAAGACTTCATAATATGTGTGATGTTACCTGCCCATACTTTTTCAGCCTTTTTAAACAGAGGATGTTCAGGGTCTGTGATCTCACTTTTATCATTAAAGTTTGTCACTTTTGTGATTGGGTACTGACGATAAGAGATAGGTGTGGTATCTCCCTGAATCAATACTTTGATCTCAAGAGCTTCACCTTCAGACCCACCTTTACCTGCTGTATTAATCCACTCAAAAGTTACGATGTTAGCTTTCTGATTAAGACCAAATACTTTATTGCTTCCTACGGTTTCTTCACTATATCCGAATGACATATGTTATCCTTTTGTTTATTTTAGTGTAAAAAAAGATAGCCTACTTGATTGCAGGCTATCTTTGAGTTGTAAATGAGTTATTAGATCAGAGTTTGATCAATAAAGGTCATCAGAAGATTCTACTGGTGCTTCAACAGGTGCTTCAACAGGTGCTTCAATAGATGCCACTGCTGCTTCTGCTGCTGCATTTGTGCCTTCTGCTGTATCATCAATAAAATTGAAAGATACGCCAGATTTTGCACCTTTGCGTTTTGCGTTCTTTAGTCCAAAAGTGTTAATCATACTTTTGCCAACTGCTGCGCTCTGACCATATTTGGTAAAAATCTGTTTGCGAGTAAGACCTGCATTAAGGTCTGCAAGAATCTGACTCTTAGTAACGTTTACTACTTTAATTATTTCCTGTGTCATAATATATCCCTTGGAAAGATGTTTTGTTTTTGGCAAAATGCCGTTTGTTTGAAAATAGCTTCTGAAGACTTACTCAAACCCTCATCGACTATAGTATATCACTTTTTTCTATATCAACAAAATGTTTTATTCATTTTCATCATTATTTTCACTATTATTTTCGTCCTCTGAACTCTTCTTTTTATCACTTAAAAGGACAGGAGGTTCATCACCGTCATAATAGGCGTTCATACAATCAATTACGTAGCCCATATTGTTTGGTATCACTGCTTGGGTAAACATGCCGTCAGGGGCCTTTGCGGGTATTGTAATACCTTCTTCTGTAATACTTCTTCGAACTATGAAGTTGAATTCAGGATTTCCTTTACCGTCAAAAGTAACTCTTGTAAAAATACAGATAGAGACAACACCTAAAGGATTGTATTTGTCATCGACCATTTTACCTATGAGCTTAATTTTTTTGGTCTGTTCTTTATCAGCTATATCATCATGAAAACAGAAAATCACAGTTTTATCTGCTGGTACTACATCTTTTGCTGCTTTGATTAAGTCTTGAAGGTTCTTTGCCATCACCGTAAACTTTTCATATCCAGTTACACTGGCTTTTGCAAAGAAGTCTTCTATCATTATATAACCAACATCATCAAGTACAATTACTTTAACTTTAGGGTCTTCACCTTTAGCTTTTAGAGCCATGATGACATCAGCATTCTTAATACGTTTAACAATGTTCTTTTTCTCAGCATTATAATCTTTTTTACTACCCCTCCAAGGCAGTTGTTTACCTAATACATTAACAATTGCTGTACTATCTGAATTTAGATACTGCAATGAATGACTTTTACCTGTGCCTGTATCGCCTACTAGAAAAATTACATTACCCATTTAACAATTGTTTTGATCGTTTTTTTCATGAAGTACGAAAAATTGACATAAAAAGCATTTAACTCTTATGTATACAATATTAAGTCTCTCTAACACTTCTTCTATCATTTGTTATTTATCATCAGGTTTTCTTGTGCAAATAACAAAATCATAATCATCAATATCAATAGCATAATATCCTTCAGAAGATAATTTTTTAAATTCTTCTTTTGTATACGAATATCCTGGCATACATTCTATTTCATTAGGTTGACCACAAGGCATTAAGTCTTCAAGCGAACAACTACATTCATTACTATAACATAAACCATCAAAACCATTAGTTTTTAGATACTCTTCTACTATTTCTTTTATGTTCATTTTGTTTTAGGTTTTGGTAATTCATTAAACATATTTGCTTCTGCATCAATAATACCTCCTATATGAAATGGACAATCAGTATCTCTACTTTCAACAAGATGAATACTTCTGTAGTTAGGATATTTAGTAATATCTATACCAAAATGTTTTTCAAGTTTGAACTTCTCGTCTCTAGGGTTGAACAACGTTATCACATAATCACTTTCCTCTGATATGTTACCACTTGACTTGAAATCATCACCTGTAGGATAGATACTATCTTCTGCAAACTTCATTCTGTCTATTGAACCAATAGACCTATTTAAATGAATAATATTTACAAAAGTAAATCTACATAGATTTCTAAGTTCTACTTCATACTCTAATATCTTATTTATTGTCAATCTCTCATCCATACCTCTCTCATGCTTTAGCTTTCTAAGATGGTCAATAATAATAATGTGATGTTTATCAGGATTATTAGGCTTATAAGCAATCACTCCATTTTTCTCAACCATTTGTCCCTGAGTATTTTTTACTTTGGTGGTTCCATAAATCAGTGTACCGTTCTGTTTAGCATACTCCCTTATAATTTTTGCTATACCTGTAGGAGTTTCTCTTTTTTCATAAAATGATACTTTACCTTTTTTTACTTGTTTACCAAAACTGTTATATTCACCAAATATTTTAACTAAGTAATCATTATATATAGTCTTTAACATTTCTTTATGTTCAGGACTTACTTTTATTAACTCACCTGTTTCTTTATCTTTTAGCCTACCTAATAGATAATTGCTACAGATTCTGTATTTCTTGTCTTTATATGTGAAACCTCTAATATTGTATATAGTTTTAAAGAAGTAAGGAGCTAACTTAAATTCTTTTCTAACCCTACTAATTTCGTATGAGAAGTATAACCATTCAATATCTATTGAAGAATCCTTAGTCATTTGCATATAGGGTGTTAATAGAAATGCTTGATCTGCAAACGTAGTCTTTCCCGTTGTGTTATCTTAAAGGTTCTTTATCCTCTAATTCTGCACTTTCATTAGTTATATGTGCAGTCCAGACTATATCATCATACTTATGTAAGTATGCCCTGCGCTCGTGTCTCTTTACTATCTTCAGCACTATCTGTTAAGATTCCTTGAGTTAGTCGTTGAACCTTCAATATATTTCTATATCGCTTGGCTGCTGATTATCTGCTTCCAGACGTTCCAGCAATTCACAGGGTTTTATAAGGTCTAATTTATATTTTTGTTAAACCTTTGGAGCTGCCCCTATTGAGTACACTGCACCATGTTGTATTCCGTTAGTTGCTTCATCAAATACATTTCCACAAATACCTGTATGCAAACCTATATTTCTACCTTCCTGTCCACTTTTGAACTCTTCTATAAAATTCATAACTCAATGTATCTTGTTGTATTTATCAACTTCAGTAACTTTCTTTTCTTGCAACTTTATTATCTCTAAATATTCAAGCAATCTACTTTCATTCTTATTCTTATTAATAAAGTAATTAGCTTTTTGAAGATACATTGGATTATCATTCTTTTTAATATAGAGTTTTGCGGCTTCCATAACATCATCCTTTCTAATAGAAGGATTTTCAGCAAAGAACTTTTTCATTTTATCTATACAGGAAGCAATAGTGCCTCCTGCATCTTTTCTTCTGTTAGTAAATAAAGGTCTATATTCACTTATTACCCATGCCCAATCATCAGTAATTGTGTCACCACTAAACAAGGGAATGTTCCAGTTGGTAATACTAGTGAAATCTTCATTAGGTGTTACTATACCTAAGAAGTATACAGCTTTAATTTCTTCTTCATATACTGTTTTAAGTG